ATCGTGTAGTTACCGAAAACGTCGGGTTGTACTCAAAAACATGAAGCAGCCCACGCGCGGCGCCACGCAGGAATTTGCCGACGGTAGTTTCCACCAAGAACACGGGGAAGAAGTGATACCCAGCGTCTCCAGGGCTAGGTGATGAATGGGTATCGAAGTTTCCTACTGTGTTGTAGCCATGAATGCCGGAAAGATTGAATGGGGCGGTTGAACTTAAGGAAATCGAGTTGGAGTCTGAAGCGACTTGCTGGCACCCGGACATACTCGCTTGAGAAAGAACAGTCGGTGTGTAGATTGCGCCGTAAGTCCGCGGGGTCAGCGATGACCGCTGGTATCCGTATGACGAGACATTCGATTCGCTCATGGACGAGTACTGCCCGATAGTTCCCGGCCCGCTGGCAGACAACCCCTGCAGCCGACACGCCCACGCATCACCAGAGATCAGCGTATCGAAATCCCCGAAGTGGTAGAAGTCATACGTCGTCGTGCCGCTCCAGGCGACGCCAAGGTAGAGGCCGCGCGCATCGGCGATCAGCACCCACGCCTTCGCGGTGGCGTCGGCCGTGGTGGACTTCTTGAAGTAATGCGGGCCGAATGAATTGGTCCCGGTGTCCACATCGGACATCGTTTCGTAGCCCGTCACCGTGCTGTACAGCGTCGCGCTGTCGTCGACACGCAGGCAGAGCTGCGATGAACTGTAGTGCTGCGAGCGGAATGACGCCTTGTTGGTGCCGGTGTAGGGCTTAAGCCAGCCAGCCGGAGAGGTTTTGGCGGTGATCGTCCCGCTCGCGGTCTGGTCGGAAATGCCGGTGGTGGCGAAGGTGAAGGTGTTGGTCGAAACGCCGGTCACGCGCCATTCGCCGTTGAGCCCGGCCGGCGTTGCGCCGGCGATGGTGATGATCTGGTGCAGTTTGTAGCCGTGCGACGCCTTCGTTCCCGTGGCGACGTTGCTGGCCACCACCAGGCTGTCGAGGGTGCGCAGGTTGAAGCCATCCACCAGGCAGGCGGCGAGAAGCGATATCATCGAACTGACCTGGCCGGTACAGGTCGGAGCGCCGGCCATGTCGCTGGCGAACCACTTGACGGGTTGTGTCATGCTGCGGACTCCTTATGCGTCGACGTCGCCACGGACGCCGAGGGTGAATTGATCGGACTGCACGGTCGGATTACCCTGCAGCACGGTGCGGGCGACCCATACCGGGTAGTTGGCGGCCACCGTGTTCATGCGGACCACGTTGCCCGTCGACCAGCCGGCGCCCCAGCCTTCCTTGGCGATGCTGAAATATGGCACGCCGGTCTCCGGGTTGGTCGGCGCCAGGTCATTGACGATGGCGTGGCCGGTGACGATCTGGCCGACCGTCTCGCCGATGACGTTGACCGTGCCGGTGTTGGTGAACAGGATTTCCCATCGCTCCTGGATAGCCCCGCGGTTGGTCACCACAACCGGATACTGTGTCTTGTTGTACGTTCCGGTGGCGACGCTGCCCTGCAGGGTGTCGTACCAGCCGGTCCACGTTTGCTGGTCGTAGAAGACCGAGACGCGGGCATGCAGGTCACCCATCAGCAGTGCCGAACTGACCAGCGAGCCGAGCGGGAAGTCGTGCGTCAGCGGGCGGGTGAGCGCCAGTTCGCCGTTAATCTGGGCATCGGAGCATAACGCCATGTCCTCGATGCGGTGCTCGATGGTGATCGGCTGGCTGTAGCCTGTGACAGTCTGGAAGGTGACGGTGCCGGCGTCGAGGTCCTGGGTGAAGCCGCTGGTGATCGTCGCGCCGTTGGCACCGATGACCCGAGCCCGAGCCACGCGCACGCGGCCGAGATTTACCGTCTGGCCGTTGCTGACGGTGGCCGGCGCCGTGGTCGCCGTGTGATGGACCACGACGACGTCGCCCTTGCGCAGGATCGGCACGCGGCCGTCGACCGGCAGGCGTACCGGGTCGAGGCCGAGCACCTCGGCGGAAAGCGGCAGGTTGCTGACGGCGACGGCGTTGTAGCGGGCGGTATCGGCGAATACCAGCGTCGGGCGGAAGATGTTGCCGGAGACGATGTTGCCGGCGTCGTACCACCATTCGAGCTTTTCCTGACTGGTCAGGCCGGAATCGGCGACCCAGGTGCCGAACTGGACGCTGGCGATGCCGAACTGGAAATCGACCGCCCCGTCGGCGGCGCCGGTGATGTCGCCATTCAGAGCGCTGTCGGCGGTGATCTGGACGCTGTCGCTGGCGCGGTTGGCGCGCAGCGCGAGCGATGCCGGCTGGATCGGCGCGCCGGAGATGCGGAACTTCAGCGAAAACTCCAGCCAGTCGCCGCGCCGCGTCAGGCAGACGACGCTGGCCGAGGCGGCGACGTTGCCGGGGAAGGTGTCGAGGGTGACGATTCCAGTCGTGTAATTGACCGTGCCGGCGGCGGTGCCGCTGTTGGTGCTGACTGACGGGTCTTCGACCAGGACACCCGCGCGGTCGACAAAGACGTGCGAACCGATGCGGAGGCGCAGCGAGCCGGCGACGATGCTGTTGGTGACGTCTGGCAGAATATCCAGGGTAACGGCCGGAGCGGAGACGGTGAGGCTCTGCGTGGCGCCTGCGGTATCGTTGTCTACACGGTACGTCGCCGTGATGTTTCCGGTTGCGACCGTATTGACGAGCTCCTGCTGGTAGCTGGCGGATGACAGCACCGTCCCGCCGGAAGGCCAGTTCGGACCAGGAACATACGTCATGTTCTGCGTTGAAATGCGCAGCGTCGCCTCGGCGGACAGCGCAACGGCGCCCGTCGCGTAATTGATGGTTCCGGAAATTCCCGACGAGACGGAAAGCGCCGCCTGCGAGCTTGACCCGGTCGCATTCAGCCCGGAGCCGGCGAGCCTGGCCGCCGTCAGATCGGCGCCGGCGAAGACCAGGACGCCCGACCCGTTGTCGAGCAGCGTATAGACACCCCCGGCGGCATCGTGATAGCGGACCATCAGGCTCTTGGGCTCGACCGCGTGCGCCAGTGTGAAGTTGGTCAACGCGCCGGCGGCGGCGTGCAGCTCGGTGGCAGCCAGCCCCTGCTTGTAGCTGACGGCGACGGACGTGCTTCCGTCAGGCAGCAGGCTGGGCACCATGCGCACCTTGCCGGTGGCGTAATTCACGGTGCCGCTGCCGTCTCCGGTCAAACCGCCAGAACCGTTATCGGTCACTGTCTTGGTAACGCCGCCGGCCGTGTAGGTCAGCGAAAGCTGTCCTGGCTCGAGCGCCCCGTTCGTAATATCAATGGCGATCGTCGGCGCGGTGAACACGCTGCTTCCGACATGGCTTTCATAATGCGCCGGCGTTCCCCAGGCAAAAATGACCTCTGTATTGACGTCCGGAAGCGCGCCGAGAGTGACGATCAGCGAGCCGGTGGCATAGTTGATCGTGCCGGTGCCGGTGCCCTCGTCGCCAGTCAAGTTTCCTGCTCCGTTATCGTGGAGGCGATACCACTTGCCCAGGGCCATGTAGTCGACGGAGATCGACCCCGGCGCCGGCACGGGGAGCAGGCTCTTGACGTAGTTGTAGGCGCGGTTGCCGACGCTGATCGGGGTGCTGGCGGTATGCCCGGCGGCAGCGACGGCCGCCGCCGGGCTGGCAGTGAAAGTGCCGCTGCCGTTGTGGCTGGTCGATTTGGCGATGGCAACCGACCCCGTGGCATATTCGACCGTGCCGGTCCAGCCGCCGGCGGCAACGATGGCCCCGTTATTGTCATCGATCAAGGTGGCGCCACCGATGGAGATCGACAGCGATCCGCGGGCGATGCTCGAGCCGAAATAGCGGGTGGCGACCTCGCCGGCGCCCGTGGTGACGGTGCTGGTGAAGGAAAGATTATCCGCGCCGGTGATCGGGATGATCGTCTCGCGGTCGCTGGTGCAGCGGGCATCGACGATGGGCGCCTCGGACAGCGCCGACGGCACCAGTTGGCCGTAGACGCTGGTGGCGCGTAACGTCAGGTCGCCGAGATCGGCGGCTTCGGCCAGCGGGCTGACACCGTAGTAGCTGGTCGCGTCGGCGGCGAAAGTGGAATAGATGCGCGTCGGCGGGTTGGCCAGTTCGGCGGCATATCGGCTCGGCGCGGCAGCGGTGAAGGCCAGGCGCAGCGGGTCGGAAATCTCCAGCACGAGCACGTCGCGCAGGAAATCGCCCTGGGCGTCGGTGAATACCTGATTGACGAAGCGCGAGATGATGCGGGTGATGCGCACATACTGGTAATTGGCCGAGTTGTCGCGCTGCACCAGGGCGAGCACGTCGCCGATTCCTGGTGACGGCACCTCGGCGCGGCAATAGGATTGCACGCTGCGCTGGCCGACGAGGTGGTTGCCATAGAGGATCAGGCGGGTTTCGGCGCCGAGCGCCAGGTAGCTTTCCAGCTTGGCCTGCGCCGCCGTGCGGGCATCGGACCAGCTCTTGGTGGTGAACAGCGTGGCGGATACCTTGGGGTCGGCGGGCGCCTTGGCAACGATGACATGCGATCCGTAATAGCCCTCGACATCGTCGGTCAGCACCGCCGGGAAGACCTTGCGCAGCGCGATCCGGCCGTAGGTGCGGTCGAGCTCGGAAATGTCGGGAAAAAGGTTGTTCGAAACGCCGTCGACGACGGCGATGCCGGTGGCCATGCCGCCGCCCTCGGGCACGTCGTCGAGTACGGCGGATTTCAGGAGCTTGATGTCGCCATCGAGAATGGGCATGTCAGATCACCATGAAGCGGAGGGTTGCGAGATACCAGTCGCCGAAGCCGCCGGGCAGCGGATCGGCGACGAAGATGACCGGGCGCGCCTCGATCGGCGGGCCGTCGTGGCGGCGAAACAGCACGTCGTAACTGACGCCGCGCAGGGAGAGCGTCATCGTCGTGACGTCCGGGTCGGCCTCCCAGGCCTGGATCTGCGCGAGCGTCGCGCGCACCATCCAGGCGGCGGCGTCCTCGGGTGGTTCCAGCGTGATCGGGCGGCCTTCCAGGCGCGCGCCCTGGTCGATGATGAGGGCGCCGGTGAGGCCGCGCTCGACATGCTGCTCGGTTTCGAACCACGTGAATTCATCCGACCAGCGCAGGTCGGGATCGAGCGTCAGGGTGACGGCGCCGACCGTCAGGGTAATCGCCGGTTGCGCCATCAGCCCGCTCTCAACTTGTGTTCTTCGAGGATCTTCATGAAGTTGCTGACATCGGATTCCGAGCCGGAAAGACTCGACTTCTTGTTGCCGGACACGAGTTCGATGCGGTGGACCTGCGCCTTGGCTTCATTGCCGGCATTCTTGATGCGCAAGATCATGTCGTCGAGGCTCTTGAGCGGCGTCCGCGCCAGGTTGCGCGCCTGCAGATCGGCGACCGAGGTGCCGAGATCGACGGCCTTGCCGGTCCTCCTTTCATCGCGCGCGGCGGCCAGCGCCTTGTCGACGGCGTCGTTGATCGCCATCTGCATCAACCGGCTGGCGTTGGCCTCGTTGCCGCGATCGCCGGTGAGCATCGTGGCCTGGTTGCGCGCGTACAGTTCGCCGACGTATTTCTGCGCCAGCTTGACCTCCTCGATGCTGCCGCCGCGGCGGTAGAGGGTTTCGGTAAAGTCGGCTTGGCTGCCGCCACCAATCTTGCCGGCCGCTGAGCCGGAGGCGGTGCGCACGCCGGTATCGGAAAGTCCGTTCTGCGCATCGGCGGCACGCTTGGCGGAATTCGCCACCCCGTCGAGCGAGCCGGCCAGCTTGTCATAGCTCCCTGTCGCCTTTTCCGAAGCGGCTGCGCCCTTCATCGTCGCATCGAACAATTGGCGCATGCGGTCGGCGGTCTCGGCGGCAATTTCACCCTCCTTGAGCTTGACCTGGGCGCCGAGTTCCTGCGCCTTGAGCTCGGCCTCCTTGGCCGCGGTCAACTGGCCGGAAGCGGCCAATTCGGCGCGCTTGGCGGCGACCATCTGGAGCGCGGCCTCGCCTTCGGCGCGCTTGGCCTTGGCCTGCAGTTCGGCGAGTTCGATCTCCATCCGCTTGGCTTCTAGCAGGTAGTAGGCGGCGGCCGACTCGTCGCCATAGGCCTTCGCCACTTCCGCCATGCTGCGCAACTGCTCGATTTCGAGCTTCAGGCCGGCGCCTTTCAAGTCCAGCTCGGACTGCTTGATTCTGGCGTTGTATTCAATCGCCTTCGTCTGGTCGTTGAGCGCATCGCGGTAAATCGCCTTGGCTTGGCCGGCGGCGATTTCCGCCTCCTTGACCTGCGTGTCGGTGGCGACGCCCTGCTCTTTCAGCTTGCGCAGGTTTTCCAGCGCGAGCCCGGCGGCATCGGCGGCGGCCTTGAGTTCGGTCAGGCGCCCGCTGTTGTCCTTGAGCATTTCCGTTTCAGTCGCCAGCGCGGCGGCGTGCTGCTGGGCGGCCAGCGCGGAGGCGGCGGATTTGTCGGCATCGGCCTGCTTGGCTTCGGCGGATTTCCTTGCCTCGGCAATCGCATCGCGCTGGGCCTGCGTCCGCTTGTTTTCTTCGCCCGCCAGCGCCTCAAGACTCTTGGCGTAAGCGTCGGCGATGCCGGCCTCAAGGCGCCTGGCGTCGGCGAGGGCGCGCAGCGCATCGGCGTCCGTCTTCGCGGCCTGGAGCGACGCGGTGCGCTTTTCGGTTTCGTTGCCGAACGCGTTCGCCAGCGCTTGCGCGGCCTTGCCCTCTTCCTCCCTGGCCTTGGCGCTTTTCTCGGATTGCACGACGGCACCCGTGGCGGCGCGCGTGATGTCTTCATACGCGGCGGCTAGCTTCAGGTTCATCGCGGCGGCATCGGCCTTTTCCGCGGTGCGGAGCTTGTCGTCTTGTGCCTGCTTTGCCTGGGCGGCGTTGGTTTTTGTCGAGGCGCCCTCGATCTTTTCCAGGCTGCCCATGATCTCGTCGCGGGCACGCACCTGCTCTTCGGTGAAATGCGCCAGCGCCTTGGCCGGGCTAGTCCAAACTTCCGTCAGCAGCCCGCCGATATTGCCGACAGTCCGGCCGACCATGTCGAAGCCGGCGGTCACGCCGCGGACCGCCTTCGACAGGCCCTCAAGAATCAGGACCAGGCCTTTCCAGACCCCAGAGTCGCCGACGAATACCATCGTTTCGGAGATGGAATTTTTCAGCCGGCTCCATGCCGCCACGGAGCCTTCCGCCTGGCCGGCGGTTCCATAGACCTTTTCGAGGCCGACCGCCATCAGCGGCAGCAGGTCGCTGGACAGCACCTTGCCGGACTCGATCATCTTGTTGAGCTGCTCGGTCTCGAGGCCGGCCGCGTCGGCGGTCGCTTTCAAGGCGCCGGGAAGACGCTCGCCCAACTGCTGGCGCCACTCCTCCATGCTGACGACGCCCTTGCTCATCATCTGCGACACAGCCTGCAGCGCGCCTTCGGTATCGGCGCTCGACCTGCCGAGCTTGGCCATCGACCCAGCCACGGCCTCAAACACCTGGCGCGTCCCGGCGCCTTCCAGCGTCGTGCCCTTGGCGGCTGCGGTCAAGTTGATGTAGGCGCGGCTGGTTTCCTGCAACGACAAGCCCAGGCGGTTCGATGTCACCTTGAGATAGTCGATTTCGGCGGCTGCGGCCTCGCCGGAGCCGGTAAGCTGCACCAGCGTGCGCTCCAGCGATTCGGCGGCGACGTTGGCTTTGACGAACTCGCGCCCGATGGCCAGGCCGGCGCCAACTCCAGCCAGGCCCGCAAGGGATGCCCCCATTCCGGAAACGGCCGTCGACGTCTTTCCGGCGGCAGCTTCAGTGCCGGCGAGCTCCGCGCGCAGCGCCGCGAGCCTGACCTGCGCGCCGGCATAGGCCCGGTCAAAGTCGGCGCCTGAGACCTTGCTGTTGCTGGCCAGGCGGACCAGCGCCTGGTTGACGCGCTCGATGTCGGCGTTGATTTTCTCGGCCGAGCGAATGTTCAGGGTAGCGAACGCGGAGCTGACGGACCGCGCGCCGGCCGCCATGTTGCGCGCGGCGGCCGCGGACTGCTCCATATTGACGCGTAGCGCATCTATCTTCGCGCTTACCTTGCCGGACTCGACGGCGAGCTGCGATTTCGCTGCGGCAAGGTTGGTGGTATTGACCCCGGCCGCGCCAGCAGCAAGATTCAGTTTTACAACGGCGGACTGTGATTTCTCAAGGGCCTTTTCGGCCCTGGTGGCGGCCGTCTCCGCCTTGCCGAGTTCGCTGTTGAGTTTTTTCAGCAGCGGCGCATCGGCGTCGGCCGCATAGGCCTCCGAGAGCGCGGTCTGAAGCGCCCGCACCTTGATCCGGGCCGCCTGTAGCTGGCCCTCGAATTTGCTGACGTCGGCGACCGCGTTCTCGAGAACCTTGATCGAGCTCGCGGTTTTTCCCAGGTCGCGCAGGTCGGCCTCGGCGCGCCGCAGCTCCGTGTTGAGCTTGCTGGCGTCTCCATCGAACCTGACGCCTACCGATACCGTCTTGTCGCTCATTCCCACCTTGCCTCAAAACCTGAAAAAACGCCGGGGCAGGACCCCGGCGCTGTTGCCCACATCGCCAGGCGTTACGCGGCGGCGCGCAGGTCGACCGTGAAGGGCTCGCTCTTGCCGACCGGCGTCTTCATGCGGCCCTTCATGGTGATTTCGCCGAAGCCGTCGGACAGGAAGTCGAAGGCCGAGTCGGGCGACATCACCACCTCGTGGGCGGTGACGATGACCGGCAGGTTGTCGGCGAAGTTGACACCATCCAGGACAAACTCGGCGCGCACCTGCGCCTGCGTGGCGCCGCTGATCTGGGTGCCGGTGATGGCGTTGTAGGTGCCGGAGACCTTGAGCGAGGCAGCGTTGAGGATGGCGCCGGTCGACAGAATCTTGACCATACCGAGCCGATAGTTGACCTCGTAGTCGGTGCCGAGCACATAGGTCGGCGTGCCGCTGGTGTGCTTGACGGCGAAACCGGCGCTGGCGAAGTTCTGCTTGCTCAACGACACCCACTTGTCGAGGACGGCGACCATCACCTCATCGGTGATCGTGCCGGAGCCCTGGTTGATGGCGGCCTGCGAGCCGAGCAGCGCCAGCGTCAGGCCGTCCTTGTCCATTTCGGAGAGGGTGACGGCGAGGTCGGCCGGCTTCTGGATCGCCACCGACTCGATGACCTGGCCGTAGGTGCTGCGGCCCTTGGAGACCTGCTCTTTCAGTTCGGTATTGGCCTTGACCTCGAACTTGGAGCACTCGAATGGGCCGGCGCGGCCGAGCTTGAGGCCGGTGGCCGGATCGTAGCGGTTGATGTAGAGGTCGCCGCCACCCAGAAAAGCACGTGAGGACATGAGAGTTTCTCCTTGTTAAGTTAGGAAGCGGCCTTGACGACGTATTCGGTCACGAAAGCCAGGGGTAGAACAAGCAGGCCGGCGTCGTACCTGGCCGCCGGGGCGTCGGTCAATTCGAGCGGGGTGTATTCCGGCGACGGTTGCCAGCCCATCAGGCAACCGAGCACCGCCTGCGCCACGGTGGCCGCGTCGGCGCGCGTCGACTGCCCGTCGCGCACCTGCGCCGAGTTCTTGACGACGACAAGGACCACCCAGCGGCCGGCGACGCGCGCGGCCTTGCCGCGGTTGGTCGTCTCGCGCACCTTGTAGCCATTGAAGATGACGAAGGCGCCGGGCAACGGCTTTCCGGAAATGTCGCCCTGGGCGTCCGGCAGGCCATAGACCCCGCGCAGTTCTTCAAGCGTGGCCAGGCGATCGCGCAGGGCGGTTTCGATGCCGAGCATCAGGCGAAACCCTCGAGCGTGTCGTCGGTCACCGCGCGCGGGCTGAATTCGTAATAGGCCTCGGCCGACCCGGACTGCGCATCGGCGCCGATCAGCGCGCCGGGCGAGCCGCCCCACGGGCACGACAGTTGCGCCTTGCCGGCGGCGATCGCCTCGAGTTCCCGGAGCGCTTCCTTGTAACGGCGGTACACCTCGTTTTCCGGGGCGAGATCGTCGTGCAGGTAGTAGCGGGCGAGGTCACAGGCGATGCGCGTCAACGCCGGCGGCGCCACGTAGTCGACGCTGCCTCCCGGCAGGGTCGGCGGCTTGGCGCAACCGGCCAGCGGCAACTGATAGACCTGGCCGACATAGCCGTCGATGAGGGCGCTGGCGTCGTCGATCGCGGTCGCCACCCGGGCGGCGTCGATGGTACTGGCCGGGTAGTTCGTGAGATCGGTGAGCTGCACCATCTCCTGCTGCCCGAAGCGGGCAACAAGATCGGCGGTTTCGGCGTAGGTCATGGCTGAGCGGCTGGCCTAGTCTCAGGAGGTCGGATGGATGTGGTTCTGCAACTTGACCTCAATCAAGTCGCCGTCCGCACCGGCGGCCTCGAGGGCGCGCCCGCAGTTGTCGGTGATGCTGCCCGTGACTGCCTTGCCGCTGGTGCCGGGCTTGATGAAGGCGCCGGCGGAGATCGCTGCGCCGGCCGTCACGACGGCGGAGTAGCCGGTGATCACCGAAAGCGCATCGCCAATGGCCGCGCTGCTCTCCGAAACGCCGCAGGCGTCGGTGGAACCGCCCGCGCCCGCCGTGCCGACGGCATAGTCGCCGGCGAAGCTGACGAGGCGGTTGGGCGCCAGGACGGCGGTAGCCACCACGGTGGTGGCGTGTTGCTTGTCGTATTGCTTACCCATGGTGTTTTCTCCTCGTAAATGGGTTCAAGCCGGGCGCTCAGGCGGCCGGGGCGGTGGCGTCGCGCTCCGCCTTGGCCTTCTTGCGCGCCTCGGCGAATTCCTTGCCGGCCGCCTTTTCGGCGGCGGCTTCCGCCCTGGCCGCCTTTTCGGTTTCGGCGGTGTCGGCAATGGCATCCATTGCCTTCAGTGACTCCACGTCGGCCGTGTCCAGCTCGGGCAATTCCTCGCCCGGCTGAAAATCCCTGCGGACCCCGGCGGCCATGGCCGCCACGGTCACTTTCGCGATCAGTGCCATGACGCTTCCTTACTTCGGGTTCTGGAAGAGGAAGGCGGCTTCGTTGTAGGCCACGTTCGGCTGCCGCTCGTAGGTCGCGCCGTAGATCCACGACTTGCTGCCGTTGTCGTAGTACGGGCTTTCGGCGAAGGGGTGGCCTTCCATGACGTTGGTGAAGCCGAAGCCGGGCTCGGCCAGGCTGATGTCGTTGCCAGCCCCGCCGATGGTCGGGACGTAGGCGAGAATGGCGTTGTTGCCCCAGACATCGGCGCCAACGCCAGCATCGGACTTCCACACCGCGTCACCAATGACGATGTTGGAAACGTTGAGGATGCTCTTGAGCTGGTCGAGCGAGACCGGCCCCATCTGGGTATTCGGCAGGTAGGTCTTGACCTCGGCGTTGACACGGATCGCCACCCAGGCGTCGGCCGACAGCGTCAGCTGGTTCGGGCGCTTGCCGATCTTCTTGCGGATGGTTTCGCTGGCAGCCAGGATATCGGTGACCGGGGTGCCGGTGCTGGCGCTCCACTTGGTGGCGCCGGACAGCGCGGTGACATGGCCGGCGGCATAAGTGCCGGAAGTGGTGGCCAGCGTGGCGACCTCGATCTCGTAATCGAGCAGGAGGATGTCGTTGGCCGTGACCATGGCGATGCGCGAAATGTCGAGGTGGTTGCCGACGTTGAGGCGGCGCGACTCGTCGGATTCGCGGATCAGCTCGCGCGGAATCGGCACTTCGACGGCGTACTGCTTGACCGTGTAGGTCTGGCCGCCGTAGCTGATATCGACGCGCTTGGTCGCGGCGCCGGGGGCGCGGCGCAGGTTGTACTTCTTGAGACGCTCGTCGCCGGTCTGCGCCAGCGTGATGCCGGACAGGGACTGCGGCAGGCGCGGAAAAAGCTGCTCGGCCACGAACGATCCCTGACCGAGACCGAGAAGCAGGTTGGTCAGGATCGGGTTCTGCGCGAGGCGGATCTGGGCGGGGGTCATCATGGGACTATCCTTTCAGTGACGGATGACGGGGCGAGTCAGGCCGGAAAGCCGCAGACGCGGCCGATGGCCTCGCCGTAGCTGACGTGGTGCTGGCGGGCGTAGGCGATGGCGCGCTGATCGAGATCGGCGTCGGACAGGCCCTTGGTCGATTCGCCGGCAACGGAGGCGGGAGCGAACTCGCCGAACGAGACCACCGGCTTGGCGCCGGCGATCAGGCTCTTGAGCCATTCGGCCGGCGCGACCTTCTTGGCGGCGCTGCCTTCGGAAAACTCGACCGGCTGCGCCTCGGCCAACTGGTCGAGGACGGCGACGGCGGTTTCCTTGTCCTTCGGCAGCAGCTTGCCGGCCTTGACCTGCGTTTCGGCAAAGCTGACGTGGCCGGCGTGGCGATCCTGGCGCTGTTGCTCGGCGAACTGCGCGAGCTGCGCATTGGCGGCTTCGGCGGCGGCTTCGGCGGCGGCCTGCGCGGCCTTGGCGGCAGCGGCCTCCGCCTCGGCCTGCGCCAGGCGAGACTTCATTTCTTCATCCATCGTGGTGGTCTCCTGGTGAGTGGACGGGGGTAAAACGGCTTCGGAAAAGCAGACGGCGCCGGCATCGGCGTCACCTGCGGAAAACTGGATATCCTTGAGCCCGGCAACGGCCGGCGGCTGCGCGCCGAGAAAGGCGACGTGGCGCAGATACCAGCGGCCGGGGGCCGGGTTGTTGGGCGAGGCCGGCGGGTAGAAGGAGGCGGAGCGCTTCTTGAAACGCCCGACCCGAACCATCTCGGCAAAGGCCGGCTCAACCTGGTGCGGATTCATCGTCAGCACGCCGTCACCAGCGGCCAACCCCTTGACCCAGCCATAAGCCGGCAGGTTGCTCGCCGGGTGACCGACGGTCAGCGGCGCCTCGCGCAGGCTCGGGTTGTAGCCGGCGGCCATCGCCGCGACATCGGCTTCGGAAAACTCGTGCGCGACCCCGGCGTCGTCGATGTGACGGCCGGCGCGGAAGATCTCAATATGGTCGGGCAGCGTGGCGTGGGGCATGAAGCGCATTGTTCCCGCCCGCGCGAGCGCATCCTAAGTAAAGAGTTTTAGTTTTTTCCGGAAGGAGAGACTGGCGGCGGGCGGCGGGTTGCGGCGGATGGGCCAGGGAAGCCGGTCCGCCGGGCGCCCAAAATGCCCGCAGACCGTGCACAAACCGTGCACAAATCAATTGGGGAGGCGAATCCGGTACGCTGGCCTTCCCCATGCCCGGAAAACGCGCGACGGGCGCTTTTTGTCAGGCGGGAATGCCGAAGCTGAGTGCGCCCTGGCGCTTGGCCAGTTCGGCCTGGCGCCAGCGCTTGTAGATCTGGTCGATGCGCATGTCGGAGACGCCGAACTCGCGCGCCAGCAGGTGCTTGTTGCGGCCGTTGTAGCGCTCGCCGATCTCGCGGTCGCGGGCGGAGAGCTTGCAGCCGATGCCTTTGGGCAGGTAGAAGCTGGCGCCGCCGAGGTCGAAGCTGAGGCGGTCCATCTGGCCGATGGCGATCTCGGCCAGGCGCGGCAGGCCGAGCGTCTCCGCCAGTTCCGCGTCCTCGACGAGATGCAGGAAAAGCGCGGCGACGACCTCGCGCAGCGTGGCGTTGAGGTCGTCGGGCAGGCCGGCGTCGAGCAGCGCCAGCAGGTCGGCGAGCGGCGGGCGCTCAGTCATCGCCGGCGGGGTCGGGGGCGGCGCGGCGGAGCAGCCAGCGCTTGAGGGCTTCGGTGACCTGATATTCCTGCGCCCAGGCCATGAAGTCGAGGGCGTCGACGCCGGTCTGGCGCTTGACCCAGGCGACCAGCCCGCGCATGCTGCGGTCGCGCACCAGGCCGGCGTCGGCGAGCTGCTGCCAGAGCGACCAGATCTTCTTTTGCTGCGGCGAAAGCGCCTTGCGCGGCGCCGGGTTGCCGATGCCGAGACGGCGGAACTCGGCGAGCACCGCATTGGCCCGCGCCAGGCTGGTGATCTGCGTCGAACTGGCGACGCCGGCGCAACGCTGCAGGAGGGCGCGATAGTCGGCGTCGTCGAGCTGGGCGCCGGCGGTGTGGCGGATGGCGCGGATCTGGCGCAGGCGTGACGCCAGGTCGGTGGTCACGGACGGCGCTCCGGCGGCGGCGCGCGGCGCGGGCTGCCGGGCGGGATCAGGACCGCGAAAAACGCCTCGAAATAGGCGTCGACCGCGACGGCGGCGATGTGCCATGGGAGGAGGGCGCGGGTTTGCAGGCGCGGGGCGCGCAGCGGGAAGAGGTGGCGCTTGAGGGCGGGGGTCATGAGGGGTTCTCCGGGTTCGGGTGGGTGGCCTGGCGCAGGCCTTCGCGGAAGCTGTCGCGGGCCAGCGCCATCAGGGTTTTGAACAGCAGCCGGCTGTCGCCGACGTGCCAGCGCAGCTTGTCGTAGGCCTCGTCGGCGGCGGCGCCGATGGCGAACTTCTGGGCATGGGTGAGTTCCTGGTCGATCATTTCGCCCGCCCCTTGCCCGCCGGCAGGTCGGCGAACCACTCGATGACGATGAAGGCCAGGGCGGCGCCGTAGATCGCCAATTCGAGCGCCAGCAGGATTTCGCTGGGGATCATGGCCGGCCCTCGGCGTAGGCTTCCATAAAGTGCTCGTGGCCGCCGGGAAGGCAGAGGTGCTCCTGGACGTGCAGCGTGCCGTCGAAGCGGTCCCAGCTGATGGTCTGGTGGCGGGCGCAGGAGGCGGCCTTCTTGCAGCCCCCGCCTTTCAGGGTCGGCGCGACGCGGTCGGTGGACTTCTCGCGGCCGAGGCAGCGGCAGAGATCGGGGGGTAGCGTGAGGCGGCTCATCAGTAGTGGCCCTCCGGGTCGGCGATGGAGACTGCGCGGTCGGCCAGTTCGGCAATCAGGATTCCCGGCTTCATGCGCTGGATTTCCTTGAGCGCGCGCAGCATCGCTGGCGCCGCGGCGATCATGGCCGCCTCGCGCAGGTTGGTTTTGGTGAAGCCATCGCGCAGCGGGACGCGGGCGATCGCCGGGGAAGAGTCGGCGGCGCCAGTGTGCATGATGTCGGCGAACTTCGGGGCGTTGCCGCGCAGGCGGACTTCCCAGTGGGGCAGCTGCAGGATCATTTCACACCCCACTCGTTGCAGGAGGCGCTGGTCTGTGTCGGCGCCCCGCGGTCGCCCAGTTTCGGGTGGTTGCACCAGGGCAGCAGGTGGCCGAACGAATCCGACTTGCTGCTCTTGATCATCCGCATTTCGAAGTGCGCGCAGGTGCAGCAGGCGCGGCGCGACGCGGTCATGGCGCGCGGCGGCGGCGCCCATCCCATGCCGGCGGCGGCGATGACACTCAGGGCGGCCTGGCAATCCGCGCTCATGCCGCCACCTCCGCCAGTTCGGACTCGAAGGGCACTACGACGAAATCCTCGCCCTGGCTGATGGCGATGCCCGGCACGTGGGCGACGGCGGCGGGTTCGTTGAGGATCGCCTCCTTGTTGACCTCCTCCTTCTCGCGGATGAAGCGGGCGAGGCCGAGGCGGCGCAGGGCGTCGAGCACCGCTTCGGCGCCGGTGACACGGACGCTGGGCGGGCGCAGGCGCCAGAGGATTTCGCCGGTGGCGAGGGCGGCGGTCTTGGTCTTGCCGGACTGCGTGAGCGCGTCGCGGTTGGCCTCGGCCCAGGTCTGGACGCCGGCGGTGAGCGCGGCGATCTGCTGGCGCAGCGGTTCGGCGGCATCTTCCCAGCGCGCCTTGGCTGCGGCCAGTTCATCGTTCATGTCGGCTTCGGTGCGCGCCAACTGGCGGTTGAGGGTGCCGATTTCGGCGATGGCCGTGGCGGCCATGTCGCGGTTCTGCGGCACGTTGACCGCAACGGCCGGGGTCTTGAGGCGGGTTTTCTTGGGCGTTGCCATGATGGCTCCTAGAGGTGGCAGTAGTTGATCAGGGTCCGGCTGCGGGCGAGCTTGCCGCGCGGATCGACGAGAGCGCGGCCGGCTTCGGTGATGCGGATCGCCTCGCCCTTGTGGCCGCTGGGCGGAGTGACGATCAGCCCGGCACGGCGCAGCAGGAACATCGCGGTCGACGGCGAGGCGAAGCGGGCGTAGACCTGTTCGGCGGTCATGCCGCCGGGCGCGCGCAGGGCGAGCAGGATCTGGTGTTGCAGAGAGCCTGGGATCAGGCCGTCGATGCGGGCCTGGCGCGCGGCGAACGGGTTGTGGTGGCCGGGCATCAGCGGC